CTAAACTTTTAAAATTAATCATAGAAAACCAACATTTAAATTAGAAATTTCTGTAGTTTTAGACACCTCATGATTATTTCTGTAATAATCAATCACATCTCTTAATGGATTGTAATAATCACTAATATACAGTAATGAATAATGTTGTGCATCACCTGCCCAAAAAATACCACTTTGCCATTCCTCACCTTTTTCCTGTTCAAAAATATCTACGTTACCATATATATGATTTCTAATCCACTTTTTATTCACAGCAAACATGGTTATAGCTCCTTTAATATTTCTGGAGTTATTTTCCATTTAGGTTTTACTTTTTGCAACTCTTTACAGAATTGTTCTTCAAGTTCTTCACAAGTCATTTTGCACTTCGATTGAGGCTTTAGCCCATTCATCTAAGTCAATATGCAAACAATTATCCAATTTAAAGTAATATTTAGAATTCTGAGTAGTAAAATACTCAGAATTCCAATTAATAGACTCTATATTAGAAGTTCTATACCACTCACTTCCAGCATCTATGTAAAGAGATACACCTTCGGCAAAGATAGCACACCAACCTTCAAACCTAAAACCATCATCTTTCCATATAATTATATAACCACAAGAGCTATGCTGAATATTATAGATTTGTTCTGTAGACAAACCCTTTTCAGCTAATTCAATGGAATTACAATGCCATAGATTATTAAGAGGTATTAAATTAGATATTGCTATTAAATCCGTAAATTTAAGTTCTCGCATCCTTTAAGTAATTAATTAAATCTTCTATAGGGTCTTCACAAGCTTCTTTGTAAAAGAGTTTATTTAAGTCACCATTCTTCATAACTATAATAAATGGATTTAATCTAGCCCCATACTCACTTTTTAATTTATAAGCACTAGTTTTATCCGAGTGATATTCCGTATTTAAAATAGTGAAATAAATAGACTCTTTCTCTTTATTTACAGGTATGATAGCATCTGTAAACTTTTTTGATTCTTTAGAATTATTGACTACTATAGTTATGTTTAACATTTTAGTCCAAGGGTGTTAAGTAGAAATGATTATAATCTATATTTAAATGATAAGCACCATTAAGAACATGATCCAGCTCAAAATCACTAAAATAACTAACCCAATCCACCTTAATATAAGGTCTTAAATTAGCAGGTTCTATAACCATAGAGTCTTCATACTCTTCCTTAAGTTGCTGAATACAATTAAATACTAATTTATCAGCATCTTTACTATCAAGAACTTGAAAGCTTCTAGTTAAGTGCCCATCATTTATAGTTACCATATTAGGAAGAATTTCCTCTGTAACTTTTAATGCGTCGAGATTTTCAGTATCAGCATCTATAAATAACAAAGCAGCTACAACTTTATAAGGTTTTTCAAATTCCTGCTTTTTAGCAAATTCCATGTAAACTTTAGCTGCTGCCTCATCAACAAAATAGTCTGTAATCATTTTTGTTTATACTTAGAATCGTTATCAACATTTAAAATATACATAGTTTCATAAGTTTCATGAAGCATAACTGCATCATCGCAAAAATCATAAATATCAGGAGAGTTTCTATCCCAGTAATAATCCCAGTCAATATATTCTCTTATTTCTGCAGGGGTTTTCTCCATTATAGATTCTACAAATTCTTCCTGATATGCAGTTATTTTTTCATCTAGTGCCTCTTCATTAAATACTCTGTAAATATGATCACCATATTCAATATCTTTAGAATTTATATTTAACTCACGAATTTCAAATTTATCATTTTCTTCTAAATCTAAATCGTAAGTTAAAATTAAAGCAGCGACACATTTATCATAACCGTGTTCATCACACCAATCTAGAATCTCTGTTTCATGCTTTTTCTCTGCTTCTAAATCAATAAGTTCATCAATCATAAGCTAAGTATTATATTGTTTAAATATTCTCTAGTTCCTTTGACGCAAGCTTCTTTTAAATCTTCAATTAAATTTATTATATGTGAAGCTTCATCTTCACTCATTTGAATATCTATAGGTTGTAGATGCTCTGGTTCAATTTTTAGATTCCATTTATCTAGTGTTGTAGAAAGCATTCGTAAAACTATTTTTATTTTAATGGGATAATTGAATCGAACTTCTTTAACACCTAGAGTTGGAACTTCTGTAACACTTGTCCAATATTTAGTTGGATTCTTAGTAAGCTTTTTAATAATAGTTTCTACTGTCTGCAACATACCTATTGATAAATTAAAACATTCTTTTTAGTTCTAGATAAAGCTACATATTGAAGTTGCCTTCTTACAGCTTCATCATTACAACTATTTATATTACGAATATCTACAAATACACTATCAAAGGTACTACCTTGGGATTTATGTGTACTTATAGCATAACTATAGTCAAAAGATTTCTTTCGGATTAATCTACCATCCACGTATAAATCAATTGGTGTAGTAAAGCTTCCCATCATTTCAAAATATTTTTTCCAATAATAGTTAGCTTTTTGCCTTTCACCTAGTTGTTTTAGTTGAATTGCTTGTTGTCTGTAACCTTCAATTTTTAAAGATAAAGACTCAAGATAATCTTTAGAAATATCTTTAGATAAAATAGATATATTTTCACTACTTTTTGTTAATGAATCATAAAGTTCCATACTAATCCCAGGCAAAGAGCCAAAATTTGGAATATGAATTTCTGTTTTAAAAGGTTCATTTACAATAATATAATCCATAGAATTATAAAATTTGAACCCATTAAACTCAAGATTCTCACAACCAATAAGGAATTCACCCTTATGATACTGACAATCTTTACCAAAGAATGCTTGGTGTATCGCTTGATTGTAAGCCTTAACTCTATCATTCGTATAACATAAAATCTTAGTACTTAATATATCTCCTTTTTTCATAGCTTTCGCTAATGCAATTTTTGCTTCTTTCAAAAATTCCTTCATATCAGACGTTACAAGAAGACTTCCTTCCTCTCCGATGCAATTATCAAAGTGCTTCATTGAATGCGTTCTGAGTGTCTGTAACACGTCAATAAAACCATTTTTATCGGACTGTCTGTATATCTTTTGAAGTTCTACACAGGGTTGTGTATGAATAACTTTTGAAAGAAAATCTTGTTTTACAGGCTGTAATTGTGCAAAATCTCCAGTAAATATAATCTGTGATTCTTGTTCTTGCACTTGTGCAATTAAACAGGAATACAAATCATTATTTATCATCGAAGATTCATCACAAATCACAATACCACGCTTAGGAATAGATGTAACATTACCACTACATTTAAACATAAGATTACGAAAATCAAGAGCAAAAATGTCGAGATTAGGAGAAAGCGAGAGTAATTTGTGCAATGTAACTGCTTCTCTTTCTGTATATCTTTCAAGCACCAATGCCGCTTTATGAGTTGGGGCACATAGTGCGTATTGAATACGATTGCGTTCACACCAATCAATTATATAATTTACTAATACACTTTTACCAGTACCAGCACTACCGTAGTAGAGACAGGCAGGTTCTTTATGATCATTAATAAATTTTATGACCATATTAAGAGCCTTTTCCTGATCTTCTCCTAAGATAATGCTGGTATCATGTTTATTTATCATTTCTTAAATATTGCCGTAATTACGTATTTACCTGATTTAAAAGCCTCAGGGTATCTACCTTCAATTACTTTAGCAGCTTCATCCTTAGAGGCTGCTTCGCACCATTCACTAAAATCATCCTCAACTTCATGAGTTTCTAAGTTAACAGAATTGACATACACTGTAAACTTAATATTACTCATACTAAGCTTAGTAGCATCAAACTCTTTTCTCGGAACTTCTTTCTTTTCAGGAATAATATCAGTTTTCTTTAAATAGTATTTCTTACCATTTAAGACATAGTACTTACCACCTTTAGGGCCTGTAAGAATTTCTACATTTTCTGGAATTTTCATTATACTTTACTTTTAAAATCCGTACAAATAACTCCCCACTTAACATTTGAGCAGGAGTTCATTATGATAGTAAGTTTATCACAATCAATACCATCACATCTTTCTAAATAGGGATACTTAGTTTTAATATAAGCATCTAGATTATTTACATTTAGAGTAAATGAATCCTTTTCGTAATCGTAACTAATCAGTTTATAAGCTTCGATTATTACTTTATTTAATTTTACAATATCAGAAGGTAACTCTTCTCCTTTACACAGATACAAATAATCAATGGCTGTTGGAATAAACAATTCTCCGATAAACTTTGTGTAATATGAGTCTAATAATGCGGGTCTGGAAGGGAAATTTCCAAATAAATTATAATTATTGTCTATTAACTCTATTTCATTACCAGATAATCTCCTAACAAAATCCTTTATATACACATAATTATCGTAACCCAAGTAGTGCCCTATCAGATTATCTAATATATCAACATGATTCATCATTGTATTAACCATTTAAATGTACTATTTGCATTCAGATGATAAGATAACTTATACATATCTACATTAGAAGTATCTACTTTATAAGAAAGATTACATTCAGTATAAAGTTCATTTATATAAGATAGTAGATCCTCTAAATTAAATAAATACACATTAGTATCTTCTCTCCGTACAAATACACTATTAGGTAAAGAATCTATGAAAGCACCTTCTAGTTCACCATAAACAACAAAAGAGTTTGATGGTTCATACATAAAATCAAAGAATAATTTTACAAGTTCATAATTTACTTGTTCGTTAAGCTTGATTCTAAAAGTATCCAAAGTATCTGCATCTATTTTTACGTAATCCAGAAGATTTAATTCATCCTTGGACAACGAATCATAGAAGTAAGCAATGTCTGAATAATCCTCAATAAAGTAATCCAGAAATTGATCCTTAGTTAGTTGCATTTTTCAAAACGTGTTTAGCTTGAAACTTAGATTCTGGAGTAGCTTTCTTAGCTACTTTTGCCTTAGCTTCTTTACCTTTTACATAATGTTTCTTACCATTCTCATCCAACCAGTAATAACCACCTCTTGGGCCTTTAATCATTTTGTGAGTAATCATAATATTTTAACATTTAAATTCAACAATTTCTCCACTTTCTAAAGTTGCAGGTACATCTATCAGCCTTTGATTACTTGAACCTCTAAAAGGGAGTGATACATCTCTACTATTTAATTCAAATTCCCCATCCACTAGAACATCTATATTGCATAATATTATATGCCAATTAGACATTTTAAATATATGCTCAAATGTAAATCCTGTATATACCCAAATATCTTTATTAGGAAATCTTTTTTTAAGTTCTACTAAAAGATCTTCTAATTCTTGCTGATATTGAGAATTATATAACTTAATAGGCTCTCCTCCAGATAATGTTATACCTTTAATATAAGGTAATTCCAGAATTCTAAATAATTGTTCTTTAGTTTCTTCTGTAAAAGGTTTTCCATTATCTTCAATCCACGATTCTGGATTATGACACCCTATACAATGATGCGGACACCCAGCAACCCAAAGAGTTACTCGGCATCCGCATCCGTTATTAATATCAGGATAAGTTATTTTAAGATAGTTCATAGTCGTGCTCTTCTACGTATTCTTTCATACCTTGTATAACAGTTTCTGACATAAAAGTTTGCCCTACTAACAAGCCATGTAAAGCTTCTAGTATATCAGTAACTGAACAATCTTCGTAAGCACTTTCCCATGAAAACTTATTACTACCTATTTCTAGTGTTAATTTAGTCTTTCTATCCTCGTTCATAGTTCTTTTATATGTTTAACTCGTTGTTCGACCTCCTGTTGCTTACCAACGTTAAATGACGTCTTGTAGTCTCCGGTTAAATAACCTGTTACACGGCGTAATCGCTTGATATTTTTACTACCACACATAGGACAAGTATCATTCAATTCATCAATATAACCACAGTCTTGACAAGAATCATTTGGTACATTAATGGCAAAGTATGGAATATCATGATCCATTGCATAATTAACAATCTCTTCAATAGCTTCTGGATTATGCTTAGTAGAAGCAGGTAATTCAACATAAGTTATACAACCTGCACTACTGAAACCAGTAAGTTGTGATTCAATTTCAATTTTCTCAAATGGAGTACATTCATGCCATACAGGTACGTGCATACTATTAGTAAAGAAATCACGTTCTGTAATTCCTGGAACTTCACCAAATTGCTTCTTAAATTTCTGCATTGCTGTGTAACACAAATTTTCAGCAGGAGTATAATAAACACCAAAATTAAGTTTATAAGCTTCTTTGAATTCACTGCACCTCTTCTTAAAGAGAGCTTCTAATTCTTTAGCTTTATCCATAATTTCTGAATCAGTATGGTCTTTACCGAAAATAATTCTCAAAGCTTCTGATAATCCTAATTGACCAATAGCTAAAGTACCATGTTTTAATGCTGAACGAATACCTTCTTCAGGTTTATATCCATACATTACATTATTTTGATACATAAACTTAGCTGATGCAGCATCTTGACTACATATCCAATCAAATCGTTCAATTAGCATATCTTTTGCTTCATGAATCTTAGTATCCAACAATTCAATAAATTTATTCCATACTAAATCCTTGATATTTATATCTGCATTATCCATATTAGATATAGCTTGCAGTTTAGAATTCATTGCAAGTGTAGGAAGTATGATTGTAACAGGACAGATATTACCTCTACCATCTTTAAGTTGACCAAAACCATTAATATCCCAGCCATTCGCTGTCCTGCATCCCATTGTACTAAAATAAGTGCGAGGATCGTTTATATCATACCCTTCATTACCAGACCAATCTACATTGGCATAATTAGGGTATAACCTAAGACTCGTAACCTTAGTAGCTTCTTGGAATATATCATAATTCGGATCTCCAGGTTTTCGATTAACACCTTTCATTAATTGAACGATACAGCACGGAAAAATCGGAGTGCTATGATGGCTACCAATACCATTCTTACTTACTTCAAGTAAAGCTAGACTAATAAGACGTCCTTCAGGTTGTGTACAAGTACCATAATTAATAGAAGTGAATGGTAATTGATTACCACTTCTACTTTGTAAAGTATTTAAATTATGATACATACCTTCAACAGCTTGATGAATTTCTCGTTTAGTCATATCCAAAGCATATTCATAAGAATTGGGATGCTCTTTATACAAACTATCCTCTATAGACAAATCTGTTTGATCATACTTCTCATTACGAATATGGTCAATATACTTCAATCCAGTTCTGTAGTGCTTATTAAAAGATAGTCTTACATAAGGAACCATAGTCCAATCTAGATGAGTTGCAGACACACCACCAAATTGTTGTAAACTTTGTACTTGGAATATTACAGCTAATAATTGAAATGCTGTATTAACACTCTTAGCAGGTCTAACATCAGTTTGCTTTAGCTTAAACCCGTTAGTAAGTAAGTCGTCTACTGGTATGCTCAAACAGTTTCCTGTTACCATACATCCAGCCAAAGTAAAACTGTGAGTTTCTGGAGCTTCAACACACCAAGTTACTTGTACAGATCCAGCCGTTATTTTATCTAACCGCCATGGTTTATTTTCTTGCTGTTTAACACATAGTTGAAAATCATAATAAGTAACATCTTCTTTGTAATTAGTAGATTTTACATGCTCTCTTTTCGACCAAACATGAAACCCTGCAAGAGGTGCGGCAAATTCAATAAATTCTGCTAATCTACTATCAGTTGTAGAAATAGTATTATTTGCTTTACACCCATCTGCTGAAAAATAGCCTAAGAAAATACTAGCAATAGCATTTTTATCTAGAATATTCCAAAATTTACCTTCAAGAAAATTTTGTTTATAAGATCCATTACCTCTAGTATGAAGAGTAATATCTCCATTACTATGATGTTGTCGAATACTATAACCAGCTTTTAAGAAATTACCCAAGTATTCTACTTTATCGGAACATAGTCTTACATTCATTCCACTGTTTGTAATTCTACTTTTATCTTTAGAATACATAAAGTAATCACAACCATCGCCTAATACAAATCCAAAACACCATAAAGTATTGTCTAATATAAAATCAGTTGTACTTACAGGCGTTAATATTAGTTTATCACCAACTTGTATATTATCAGTAATATCCCCATTACTTAAAATCCATCTATGATTTCTAGTACAGGTGACAGTTTTCTTAGTAATTCCAGCACTAAACTCTAAAGTGTACATTTTTTGTTTCTCATATTGATGTACCGTAGCAAATTCCCAATCTCCATTTTTATTTAGAATTTCTACAGGTTGACCGTCTGTAAAACTGTCAAAAGTTCTTACACCTCTAGAAGTTACAAACTTAGTATCATGGCTATAACAGTTGTGCATCCCCACAGCGTAAGAATCCAAATCATGAATGTATATTTCATTATTTTCATGATTATGCTTAGCCATTTCAGACATACAATAATTAAGAGCATAATCTTTAGTTACAACTCTACCTGCTTCACCAATACGTCCACCAAATGAATGCTCGTCAATATTAGCATTTTGATTTTTTACATTAGAAGCTTCAAGTTTAGATTTAATGCCTTTAATGAGTTTATCTTTTTCAGCACGAAGCATCTTACGTTCTTCTCTATAAAGAATATAAGCTTTAGCTACATCTGGAAAATCATAATCCATTAAAAGCTCTTCAACCTGATCTTGTATATCCTCAATATTAATCTCATCCCAAGTTTGTACTTCATTAGTTATTTCACTAATAACTTTAGAAGCATCTTCGTATCCACACTCTTTAAATGCTGCTGAAATCGCATTTATAATTTTACTCTTATCAAATTCAGCTAATGTACCGTCTCTTTTTGTTACTTTCATAAGTTTATTGTAGTTTATTAATTATTTCGAGCAAATAGAATTAAAATTAACCATTTAAAGGTTAACTTCAAAACTATTCATAGCTCTTAAATTAGTATTCTACTTATACACCTAGGATTCGTCCAACAAGAAGAGTCTTTTCATAACGAGTAAAGCAATCTTTACTCCAGTTATCGGTTATTTGCTGAGTAAAGGCATTGTACACATTCAGCATACTACAGTCATGATTACCTGTAAAATAATCACTATCCTCATTTACAAATAACTCCTTATAAGCACTTAATACCATAGTTGTAGCAACCTTCACTTTACCATAACCAGAGGTATAATCCATACCCATAGAGTTACGAATCCAACGTCCCAAACTTTCATTTATATTTAAATCTGAAGCTTCAAACGTAGTGTCATTAAGCATTCTTAGTGTATTACTGATTGTCTCAGTACGTTCTAGCAATCGCTTAATAGGTGTAAAATCAAGAGCTGTTTCAGGTTCAATTTCTTGAATATCCAAACCACTAGGAGAGAATACACACAAATTAGTACAAGCAGAGCGTTCTGCACCACTGTACAGTTTACAAATAGGCTTACGTACATCCAATCCATATACCATACCAACTACTTGTGTATGACCTTCAAAAGCATACTCATTAGGGAGAACAGCTTCTATATTAACACGATTAAATGTTAAATCGTCAGTGACTACATTACCAGAATCAGTAAGAGTTATTTGTTCTGGAGTTTTTACTTTAACGGTAAAATTATTGGTATACTTAGAAAGTCTATCAATAAAAGGCTCCAAGTAATCAGCAGTCTTAAAATAGTCTTTCTCCTTAATTCTAGTTGCCTTACCTTGAAGAATTTCCTCTAAGGTAAATACATGTTCGTTTGTCATAATTCTTTAAAAGTTTTGAAATTCACCACGTAAAATGTTATCTCCTTGAATAATATCATAAGACACTCCATAAGAGTTTCTAGAGAAATTAAATGCACTGTAATCACTTGCACCATACAAACTCAATACATTTCTATAATCGAATTTAAAGCAAGAAGAGTAAGCACTTGAATGTAAGTCGCCTTTAATAATGTGAACATTCTTACTTTGTTCATTATTATTATCAAGAACTTCATACAAGAAGCCTCTAGACTTATCATCCAAATTAAGAGGAAGACCTCTTTTCATAAATTTCTGATCTTTGCCATGAGTTAAATAGAAACTATGAACTCCTTCTTCAAATTTACCTAAGAAAGTATCAAACAGTACAGTTTCATACCCAAGAGAATTTAAAGCAGCAAACAATGCTTTAGTAGCAACATATTCAAATGCGCCAGTATGATTACCACATCTTACTGAATAAAAGCGAATACATGGAGCTACTTCAAGCTTCTTTAATTGCTCTACAAACTTCATCATTACTGAAATATAGACATTAGCTTGTTCAAAACCATCCATATTCTCAGGCATGTAATGATCAAGTCTATTAGTCATATTAGCAGGCCCACAACAATCCATCATATCACCCATTAAGCAAACATTTAATCTGTCTACTTTACCAAGTGTTTCAAGTCTTGCTGCAACTTGATGAAGTCTGCGATAAACTTCATTCATTCCATAATTCTTATTTTCATCATATAATGTACCAGATTCTACTGCTGCACCTACGTGCATATCAGCTAAGTAAAGATTGAGACTTCTACCATAAGAAGTTTCTTTCTCAACTGCAGGGCAATCTGGAATATTAAGAACTTTGAATGAAAGATTCTCTTGTTTAGTAAGTTGCTTCTTTAATTCTATATTCTCTTTAGCATACTTCTTACAAAGATTACTTGTATCTCGTATAGCATCCTCTTCTGCTTTACGCATAAAGTCATTCTCCTTCTCACGACTTTGCATAGCGCGTAATTCATCAATGCTTAATTCCTCAATCATATGAGGAGGGAATGGAGAACTTGCTTTATAAATACCAAAAGCAGAAAGAATTCTTTTAAAATCAACTAAAGATAAATCAGGGAAGTGTCGTACAATTTCACGTTGTGTTAGTGATACTCCGTAATATGAATATAATCTATATACAGTAAACATCTCCTCTCTACTAAGTTTACCAATAAGAGGAGTTTTGTTCTTACGATATATCTTATAAGTATAATACACTATTTTACCATCGGAGTTACGTTCATAACCAACTTCGGTGGCATTTAGTGATTCTACTTCTTCTACAGAGACCGGTTCTTCTGACTCAATCTTATCATATTGTTCATTCTTATTAACTATAGAATTATATAAGTTAACTACTTCGTTATAAGATTCTGTAGAGTGATCCATAGTCCTGCGGTATTCGTGCATACGATCATAGATTGACTGTTTCTTAATATCGTTAGCAGAGCAATATGCAGAAATAGACAGACCACTATCTTTAATAGCTTTAAGAGTTTCAATAAATGATAAAATTGTTTTTTCTTTCATATAGTTTATTTATAATTAGGTAGCATTTACGCCGTTATAGTATTTCATCTTTTTATTTAGTTTATCTATATACGAAAATAGGGCGGAATCTCACGACTCCACCCTACTTTATGATTCAATTTACTTTATAATTAGTTCTCGTTACCAAATACAATCCAACGACCAGACTTAGCTGACTTAGACGGAGTGTACTCGATAGTAAATGCAAGAGGCTCACCCTCAGCTACAACCTTACCCTTAGTACAAACGAGCTTGCCATGGAAGCCATTAGAAATCAACTCCTTAGCCTTCTGCTTTGCATCAGCCTTAGTAGTATCAACTACTGCAAGAGTCTTACCACTTGCGGGGTCGATAATGTTATAAACACTCTTCCACTTACGCTTACCCTGCTCATTCTTAACATCGGTAACAGTCCAAGGACGCTCACGAGTATCCTTAACAGCAGAATCGAGAGTAATGATATAACCCAAACCCGGAGCACACTTGCCCTTAGCCTGCATATAATCAAGCATAAACTGCTTAACATCCTTCTCGGTTACTGCACCAGTGAGCTTAGACAAATACTTGCGATATGCCTGAGTAGCATCACCATTAATAATAAACTTCAAATCGGCTGCATTGATTGCCTCTTCCTTAGTTGCACCTACGATTTCCAATTTCTTAAAAGACATTACTGAATTTGTTGCCATAATAGTAAATAAATTTAAAACATTAACATTAATCATTCCCATCACTCATTGACAGGTTTTGTATCTGATTATTTAACCAGCGTGATACAATAATACCCATTATCACGAATTTTCAAAATCTACTTATGTAAAAATTTGTTAAAATGGTAGCTGGTCACGAAGTAGTTTTGTAATTTGTGCAGGCATGTCTTTTGCTTTCATACCCAAGTCTGGAAACTTTTTACACCCATCAGAAAACCACTCACAAACTAAAGAAAGAACCTCTATTAGATTGTCATCAATAGGTTCTCCCTTAGTACACATGCGAATCACTTCGTAATGTGTTATTCCAGGTTTTTTCTGCTTAAGAGCATTTGTAAGATAACAAATAGTACTAATAAGTCCTATTTTATCTCCTAAATCTTCAGAAGCAGGAATTCCAAAGAATAATTCATGTTTTAGGCGATATTGCCAATCTTTATATCTATTCGTATCCATAAGCTTTATACCAAGCGATTAATTTAAGTAACCAGATAAATTCAACTACCCCAGCTTTATACCAGTGCTTTTTCATAGAAACAACACTACTATTAAACTTGTCTGTAGTTTCAACTACTAAAAAATTACCACTAACAGAAGGATTTTTCAAATCATACTTATCAGCACCAAGCTGTAATAACCAAGTATAGAAAGCAATCTCTCTATAATAATGGAAATTCTTAACGGCATAATTAAATCCATCTAAAGGCTTTCCAGTAGTTTTAACATCATTAATCACAATAGAATTATTTAATTGATCAATGGTGTAATTATCCAGTTTAGCTTTTAACTTCATAATGAAAGGTTCTACATCAGGTAGATTTACTTCTACATCTAATAGTATAGTAGTTTCATTATAGCTAGGAAGCTCATTATCTAGAATGTCTTTAGGATGTAACAATTTCTGTATAGCTTTATTAGCTTCTATAGAACTCATTACATTCTGCAATCTATCTAATGAATTAGCATCCAAATAAATTGGCTTACGAGTATCAGTAGAAGATTGCTCAAATTTAAACCTTTCTTTAAAATAAGGCTTGATAGTTGCTTTAACTTTGCTTAATTGATTTGCTGTTAAGAAACCATGATAATAATCAACTGTACTAGCAGCATCTCTAATTTTTTCATCGTCAGGCAATTCTCCAGTTTTACTTGCATATCCCCAAAGTAAATCAGCCATCATTCCTACCTTAGCGGAAGGAGCTTTAACGTCTTCACAAAGGAAAAAGGTGTCAGGTTGCAAGCTGAGTTCATGCACTGCCGAACCAAAAGCTAAACTAGATGAAAACTTGTTATGTTTTGATAGCCCTTCAAAGAAATCTTTAGGACAACCTCCTTGCATTGGGTTAATTAAACCCATTCTTGAGTTACTAATGTAATCTGCATACTCTTTACCAAAATATACAGAATCATCAATATCAGTTATCTTTAAAGTTTCTACTAAAGGCTTAATAGTTACTTTAGATAACATTTGCTTATTTGGAATCATATTAACGCTCTAAAGTTAGGTAGTATATCTGCCTTGAATAACTCATAGGCATCTTCTATCTCATACTTATCAAGTGAATACACCCTTCCAATAGGCCCCCAATCTTCATTAGATTCAGAATCCATAAGAAGACAGGGAACTCCAGCTAAATTCATAGCTATGAAATTAGATACAGAATCGTCTACAAAGACATCAACTCTACCTTTAATTACATCAGCTTTGTTTTTTCGCTGGCTACATATTTGATATACAGGAGCTTCTGGGTAAGAATGCTCTTGTAACCATTGCTTTGTCCACGGTTTCGGATTAACTCGCTTACTGCAATACAAAGCTACATCAAAATTAGGTTTATGTTTTTCTGGCAAACCTAACCAAAAATCTTTGTCTTTAATCAAAACTCTTTGTACGTGTTTTGTAATTACACTATCACTAGCAGGCATACCAAATCTTTCAATATAGCATCTCCACCAGTAATTACATGTATCATCACAATCTAATCCAATGCGTAACTTCATAATTTCGTCTACAATGGCTAATTAACTTCTATAACTTTAAAATTCTTATTAATATCAGTTTCTACTTCTTTATCGTATGGATATACGTAAAAAGCGTGCTGCAAATCTTCCCAACAGGATTCATATTCTAATTGAAATCCTTCTTTTGTAGCCCACTTAGAACGTTTTTTATCACGTCTGCACATATCCAAATAATGCTGAAATTCCTCCTCGAAAGTTAGAACCTCAGCATTTTGTATTTTAGGTTTACACCTATGCAGTACTAATAATTTATGTTCCTTACGATAAGTTTCATCAAAGTTCATGTTTTAACAATTGATAAAATAATGTATCAGGTAATACAACTAACTAATGATTTAAATCGTTTTCTACACTTTGCTAAATTAAAATTTCAACATCTTTTAAATCGTTTATAATATAAGGTATTTCTAACAGTTTAATTTTATTATCTTTGCAGAATTTTCTAATATAATTGTCTCGAATTTGCTAATCTTCTAATTTTAATTCTCCTCCAAACTATTTAACTGGCACATAATGCTAAATCCCATTATATTCTATAAATATATTACAGTCTGGTAAATAAAAATCAACATAACAATATCCAGATACACGAATATCTTTTGGAGCTTGAATTCTATACTGCGAAACATAATTAATATTTAAGTTTTTTAAAACTGTTTCCACTAAAAATTCACCCTTAGACTAATTACATTTAGGACACCTTGCATGATTATGTAGGTGGTCATGAGCATTCTAAGTAATTTCTCCATGTATAGGGCAAATATATGTAATTTTGTTCTCAATTCCAGTATATATTGTATTAGAATAATTATAATCAGGATTTAATTTCTGACATCTAGAAATAAATTCTTCTTGCGACATTAATAATTTTTCAGATATACTTTTTCTACCACATTTTGAACATCCTTTCCCAGACAAATGATTTGCAGGATCCTGTAAAAATTCACCATGTTCAGGACATATTATTATACCTTTAGTTCTGCAATTAATATAATTAAATTTACTATAATCATACTTATTATTATGAACTGCATTAGCATCTTTTATAAAACTATCTATATCTTTAGCTCTATCATTACTTAGTTTCTAAAATTTACATTTTGGGCAACCCTAGCCTTTTGTATGAGCATCCGGTGTTTGCCAAAATTCTCCATGTTCATTACCATTAACGTCAAGTTCATGACAAATTATACACACTTTATCTTTTTTAGTATGATACTCAGCTTTAGAATAATCATATTTATTACCATGAGCTTCCTAAGCCTACTCTACAAATTCAGCGGTTGTTAACTTTCTCATTTTTTAATAAATTGTATAAAACCTCTTTGGGCAATATTACATAATCAGTAGATATAGAATTAACTTTTTGTTTCCTCCAAAATACAACTAATGGTCTATCCTTTAAAGGGCAACCTTCAGTAATGGTTTCAATATTTGGAGTATTTAAAGTTGCTTTACATTGAATATAAAATGGAAGTTTATCTTCAGTTTCAGCAATATCTACCTTAGAGTTATCTAAATTTCTATCTTGGGATCTAGAAGATACTAATCCTGCATAACCTAATTCGGTTAATTCTTTGATAATATCTAGTTCAAATCTATTTCCTTTAGATTTACTCTTTTTTGCTTGATAAGCCCTAAATGTAGTGTTATCAACCCATTTACAAGAAATTTTATCTTTCTTACCTGTAGAACCTTCTCTAGATTTATTACATCTAATTTTAATAGATGCCTCTGACAATCCAGATTCAGTGCTTGCAGCTACTAAATTGGGATAAGTTTTTACAACACCATCTTTATAGGTAATAATTACACTGGTATTCAATTCTTTCTATGATTTCTTAGCCATTTTATAAATTGAGTTATTAAATCAAGTGTGAGTTGTCGTCCTCTATTCTTATACAAGTCACTAATATCTTTTGCTTCATACTTTCTAGGAATCCATGTATAAATAAGTTCTGGATGTGCCTGCTTAATTTTTCGCATACCAGTCAAACCTGCTAAATCGTTATCATAAAGTACTACAATATGCTTGAAACGCTTTTTTAATTGTTCCAATACTGTATCAGAAATAAAGAGATTTTCACTATTAGGAGCAATAGCATTAATCCCAAACTCATACAACAACATGCAGTCCTTCATAGACTTCGTAATTACTAGCAGATTACCTTTCTTAGGAAGCATTTCAAAACCCTGTATTTTCTTAGCAGGCCAATTAGTAAGAAATCTAATACCACTACTTTTATTTTGTGGATAATAGATTCTCCATAATTCTTTACCGTCTAACTTGCCTCCATAATATCCAAACACTCTCATAGAAGAAGTAACAATACTAAATAAATTATCATTAAGGAATACAGACTTACAAGAAAACACTCTAAACTTATTTAGAGTCTTCTTAGTAATACCATATTGTAACCACCAATCTAATTCATCTTTAGTATAGTCCTTTATCTCTACTTGAATTTTAGACTTACCTGCATCTTCAAATTTTTTAGTATTTGTCGTGCGGATTCCAGGGTTTACTTGTAAGTGCTTAAACGACTTTAAGCCTAAGTCATTAGCAATGGTACACAGAGCTTGATAAAATGTCAAGTCATGTATAGCCATTACTAATGAAAAGCAACTATAAAAATCTCCTGTTGCAAAGTCATGTAAGTATAACTCACCTTTACTATTGCGATAAAAACCACATGTAGGTTTATTATCATTTCTTAGTCTACTTCGTATCAGTTTCTTACTAATATTAGGTATTCCTAAGTAATAACAGAATATTTCTTCCTCAGTAACTTTTGATAAGATAAATTCCTTAGTTATAGATTCTCCAAATGTAAATTCAAACATAGTTCATATTAACAATTTAGAGTAAATATAACTAACTCAGTTTATATTTCAAAATTAGAGTCCTGCGAGCATGTCTTGAAGATCATCTGTAGCTGCAGCATCAATATCAGAGTTATCAGTAGTCTGATCCAATGCTTTATCAGCAGGCATCGCAGTTGGAGTAGCTGATTCAAACTCCTGACGTTTCTTCTCCTCACTAGGAGTAAAACCGAGTCCCTTCTCTTCAAGAGCTAAAAAGTTATTGCTTACATAAGCATCACCACTCTCTTTATTAATGGAAGTGTAATATGGAAGAGCGGCGTAAGTCACACCATCTTTTACTCTACCAACGAGCTTTAGATATACATCCTTACCCTTCTTCTCATTAAGAAGTTTCTGTGCCATAGTAGCTACATCTTTAAAAGACTTTGCATTACCAACAACTTTCTTCAACTTCTCAAAACCCTCCTTATTAATAATAGCCAAGCAGTGTGCAAAGAACATCATTGCTCTATCAGCATTAGAAGGATTCTCACCACCCCAATTATTAGGAGTACGTTCAACATCTTGACCCTTTACATCAGGGAGGAATAGGTTCTCTTCATAATACCCATGCTCTCCTTCAAAACGTACTTTAAAGATGTCGTAATCAGTACCATTCTTTTCAGAATGAAGTACATCTACCTTACTCTCTACAAACTTAACCTTGTTAATAGAGAAAGGACGTAAACGCTTATCAGAAGCAACACCTGTGGTATTAGTAAGACCACCAAAATTAAAACTACTCATTTTCTTTCTAATTTAAATTAAACTACAAAAATTTTTAATTACAAACTTGCTAACATGGCTTGAAAATCATCACCATCAATCTCTTCTGCATCTTCTGGAATATCATCATTTAATTGATCCAAGTTCTCAGATAAACCTTCTGGAAGATCTACATCTTCTACAAGATTATCATCACTTTCTACAGGTTCTGGAGTTTTATCGCCTTTAAGAATAAATGTTCCATCCTCTGTAGCTTCCAAAGTAAATACAGTACCATAAGCTGCAAGTGCATCATGATTAGCACCTCTACAAGCTACGGTAAAAGATTTAGTAAGACGATTACCTGACTTACATTTAAATGCTTCATCAGTTCCTAATACAGGAGTTTGAACCTTATCAATTTTTCTAAACTTGATATTAAGCTTAGCTTCGGGTTCTACACCCATAAGTTCAACAGCTGCTGTATTTAGCGTGTACTTATTATCTGCTAGTATAAGTTGAGGTTCAGAAGATTCACCTTTCTTTGCCTTCTTGGGTTTAGCGGCAGTAGCTGGAATCAAGTCTTTAACTTCTCCAGTATTAGGATTAACTGCTACAAACTTATTTGCACTCTCATCAAACATCAAATTCCACGCTTCCATATTAGTCTTCTCCATTTTCAAATTTGTTAATTGTATCTATAACGAGCTTCATGTTAGGTTCAATGTACTTATCAGCAAAACATCCAGCAACAGTACGACATGTATCATTACCATTAGTTTTAGTTCTAAATCTATACTGAACTTCATCATTTTCATCTTTAACTACGTCTGAGTAAATTATGTAACTGAACAAACCATCCAATACTACAGTTTTATCTAGCATTTTACCAGATGAATATAGCTTGTAAGTAGGTTCCATATCTGTACCATCATTAATAATATGAGAAATAATTACTACAGTCAAATCATCTCGGAGTTTATCAGCTCCTGTCATAAGATCATAATAATTCTTAGCTTGTTGTGTAAACTTCTCAAAACCTTTTACAAGAGCATTCTCCATAATTTCATTACTTAAACAGTAATTAATATCATCAAGAACAATAACTTTAATATCCTCTCTAGTAGAAGATACAAGTTTCAAGATTTTACCAATATTCTCATAATTATTACTAACATACCAATTTCCTTCAAGCTTACCTCCATTAGTTGTTACCTTCTTATATTTCTTACGAAATCCAGGTATTTGTAACTGTTTGTTAGTACAGCTAACAATAAAAGTTTCTTCAGGATCTAAGTATCTTAATGATGTACTCTTACCAGTATTACTGAATCCAGCTACGCAAATTACATTGCTCATTTACATTACAAATTTAAAAGGTTGTTTGCTGTTATCTAATACTACTTCTTTTATCTCTTCTTCTTTATCTATAGAATCTCCAATGATATAGGCTGGACTAGTAAATAGTGACCAGTCATTTACTTCCTCAGGTTTAGGCATATCATGCCAATAACCCATCTTACCAAAGAAATTCACACCTAATTCAATACTAGATGCTCCATCACGAGCTTTTTGTACTGTAATTACACGAAAATTATCTTGCAATATTTTAATATCATACTTACTGTATGTTGCAAGCTTTTCTCTATGTGGATTAAAAATTGAGATAGCTACCTCACAATCCTGTGCTGGGTTACCAGAATCCTTTATATCGTTCAATGTAAGATTATTTAAACCTTGCTTCCTTCTCTCGATATTAGCGGAATCTCTATTAGTCTGCATAATCACTACGGGACTAATACCACAAGCATTTCTCAACATTACTAATACTCTTGATACTGCATCTATTTCATTCTTTAATTGTGAAGCAGATGCTTTTACTAAACCAATATGATCTATAACCACATTATGAATTAGTTCTGGATCATTAGGAGCATACAGAATTTCTGCTTCGTCCCCTTTACCCTTAATATCAAGCTTACCAGTATTTTTTAATTCATTTACTAACTTATTATACAAATAAGTAGCTGTACAAGTTTTATCATAGATTTTCACAATCTTCTTAGCTTGTTGCAGCCAGGGTTTACTCTCTTTTAGTAGGTCGTAATACTCATCACAGAGTCTATAGTTCTTCTTCCGAGAAAATATCTCTTTAGAAGATAATTCAATACCATAAGTATCGAATATATGCAAGCATAATAGTCTTGCCCAAATAGTCTTCTCCGCCATTTCGAGCGAAAAATAAGTTACTTTAAACTTACCATCGTTAAAATGCTCTATCATCGGACTATATACATAAGAAAACAAAGTTAATGAACTCTTACCATTACCAGTACCCGAATAGATTAGAGTATATGTTTTAGGACACACTCCATCTACCAAGCCTTCTAGTTTTGAAAGTCCCATTGAAAAACCTTGATTCTTACCTTCTCTACCTCTATCAATTTCTTGAAAGAGGTCGTCAATTGCGTCTATCATATCATTTTAACTGCATTGTAATCAATGTTAGCAATATCACCATTACGAAGAGCTTCAAGTTCTTCCCAACGACGATCTACTACAAAGCTAGCTAACGTGAATTGAATGAATTGTGTATTCTCTTTCGCCCAATTTAATAACTCCATAATCTTATTATGTGTTTCAGTATTCCAATTAATGGCTTTACCATAAGCACGATAAAAATCTTCTAGAGAATCAAACTTACGTGATATACCTCTAAGAGGCACACACGTTCCATTTATATTACCAAACATAGGATAGTTCTCAAACAATTCTTTTCCTAGCTCAAAAGAAGCTTTACAAAAGCCTCTCAGGAAAACTTTATTAAATTCAACAGCGATTGGGTCAAATGATTGTCCTTTTGCCGGAATTTTATAAGTCTTGTTGATTATACCTTTAGTTTGTAATGTAACTAGTATAGAACGAAAGTCACCGCGAACATCTTCGGGCAATGCGAAGTAGCGGTATAAATAAGAATCATCTTCTTCTTGTGCTAAAAGCAGAATTCGTATGACAAAAAGTTCATTAGGATTTAGGTGATATTTAGTAAATATACCCAATTCCTCATCAATCGTGTTAATCAAAACAGAATATTTAACTTAAATAGTATTAATATTCTGTAGAATTGTTTATACCTCTTTCGAGGGCTTAGATACTACATAGTGGAAATAGGGTTATCTTAGACTTAATCTCTATTTATGCACGGTAGTGCTCTATGGCTTCAATAATTAAATCACGATTCTGTACATCCTGCGGAACGAAACTATCAGGCTCTACAGTAGATGCAACTAATTTACTTATTTTTATTTGTGTATCATAGTTGTATTTGCCAAGCCAACACAAGTAAGATGTTAAACATTTACGCCTGTGTTGTACCCGTTCTACTAAGTCTGGCAGTATCTTATCCTTAAATGCTTTTTCAATGATAAACTTTACATTAACTGATTTAGTCAAATCCCATAACTTAGGATCATCAATATCAAATGTTACTTTCATTTTAGAAACGGAATGTAAATTTTGAAATTGGTTTCTTATAAGTTTCATAAGGTTCACCACGTAACACCTTCATAAGGTTATCAGCATCAATAGGAATGGATGTAGTATCTTTGTGTGATTTCTCAAACCAAGATGTTTCTACAGTATTATTGAGTACAAAAGTAAATACTTCTGCAATCTTATTACCTTCCTTTCTAATAGCTCTTCCCTTACGTTGTATGTAACGTGTTGGTGAGGAATCATAACCTAGCATCACTGCTACATTAATTCCTGGAACATCTAGTCCTTCGTCAGCTTTTTTAACTGTATTAAGCACACCAGAGGACATTTTCGTAAATTCTTCGATAGTGATCCTACCTTTCTTTTTTGAATCTTTCCCTGTATATACATAGCCAATCCCAATGGACTCAGCAATATCAGTAGTAGCAGAAAAAGTGATGATCTTTGCATTTGGACGAAACTTGATAATTTCACGAGTTAATTCGATTTTCTTAGGGTGATTATTTATATACTTCTTTCTTGCTTGTAGTACTCTAGCAAAAGCAGTAGCATGATAAGTAATCAACTTCAGGGCATCTTTTTTATTTAGTTCTGGATTTAGAGCACATATATGCTCTCTATAGGCTAAACGAGCTTTATACCCATTCTTACCTAACATTTCCATTGCTACATCAAAATTATACATGAAAAATTCGAAGTGTTTATTAAACTCTGCTGAGAGATTTTTATACACATCTATATCATCTACATCTAACATTATTTTATATTCAACACTTTCAGCTACCCAGCCATTAGCAATAGCTTCTAGACTAGTTATTTTATCTACAACAGGACAATACTTATATAGTAATTCATGTTTACCATCAAGTCTTTCCATAGTTGCCGATAAAGCAAGAATAAATCTGTATTTCACTTTATTAAATAAGGTGATATTTAAATCACTAGCATAACGATGCGCCTCATCTAATATTAGTAAATCTACATTATATTCATTCTTAATAAGTGTATTTATAATAACAACCTCAGATGTAAGTCCTAGTCCTTGTTTATCCAACTGTGTTATCCACTGTTTTTGCAAAGTCTCCGTAGGAACGACAACTAATATACGTAATCCTGGAAATTTCTTATTAAGAACTGTGGCTCCCATAAGGGCAATTCTTGTTTTACCCATTCCGGTGGGAGCTAATATGGCTCCCTTACATTTATTAGCTATCCAATATTTTAAAGATTCTTTTTGACGTTCAGTTCTAGTAAGTTTAGGAAATAAATCCTGTTCTTCCATTTTACTCTAACGCAATATTCTTTATCTCACATATTTGCTTAATTTCTTTAATCTTTTGCTCCCACAATTCTGCTTGCTTGTGAGCCTCATCCTCCAAACGAGGTAATACTTTATTCTTGAGAGTACTTAAAGCAATCTCACTAATATTCTCATAACGCTCATTCTTTAGATTATACATAGCTCTAAACTCCAAATAAGACAAACCGCCATTATAATCAGTATGAAGTTTTGTATCAGGTCTCAAGTCAAGATTATCAATTACTTGCTGAAGTCTATCCAATGGCTTACCATCAGCATCCTTCTTAGATAAGTAATCCTTAATCTCGTCTTTAGTAAACCAAAGACCCAATTTAGTAAGAAAGTTATTAGTAATATGCTTTCTCTTAAATACTCCTAAAGCAGAAAGACAGGCACTGAGTACAATATCAATACTTAGATTCTTATACTCATCTGGGATCTCTATTAAATGGTTGACCGAAACCTTAGAGTAGGCACTTCTAGGAAGCTGCTCTTTTACCTCATCAGTATTCAAGTAATCAGTAAGAGATTTACGAAAATCGAGTGGAATAATTCCTTGCTTACGCAAATAACGCATGTACAACTCTGCATTACAACGAACCTCTTGGTCACGAATGATATTAATCAATTCATAACGTCCTGGATCGTCTTTATCCGTGCTATTAAGCATAGACTGACAATGTGCATAGCATCTTTTCAACTCATCTTCAGAAGCGTCTATAAGTTTAAACTCTTCTTGAACTCTCTTACCGTTAACAAACTTCTTAGGGCCTTTCCATACAAAGTTGTTTACATCACTCTTCTTACTTTCGATAGCTGCGGTCAGCTTATCTCCCAAAACTGTTGACATATATTAATTATTATAGTTTATATTCATGATTTTTATCTATTACTTGCTTGTTAACGAATTTAATAAAATGTATTCCAGTATAATTATATGGTACAAAAGTATTACCATTAAACCAAGTATCTTTACCCGCTTCAACTTCTTTAAAAGTGAGGAAACCTTCCTCACCATTATACATTTCACGGTGATCCCAGTTAGGAAACTTTGTACACATAATATAACGGCTACCAAGTCTTGTTACTTCGTTATTATCTAACACATCAAAAACATAAGTAGTATAACCCAAAGAGTCTCCTTCTTGTGCTAATAATCTAACTCTTGTTGTGTAAATCATAACTAAATATTAAGATTCTCTCGTTTTATCTACATAATCAATACAACCTGCAATAGCAAAATCAGTCTTCATATTCTCAAATCCTCGAAAACATGGAGCCTTTTCACATTTAGCGCAGGAGCGATTATAATACATAATTTTAGAGGTTCTATTAGTTGGTAATCCTTTCTTTACAGGCATATAAGAACAATTAAGACAATGTTAAGAATACAACTACCAATAGTAGCACTAGTAGCTGTTTTTACTTTTTTCTTCATCTTACTATTCTCATTTACGAGATTACTATTAATAGCTTCACAGTTATTATAACGCAATATTTGTAAAGAATCTAATTCTTCATACTGCCTTACTAGCGAATCATTCTTACTAAGTAGAACCTGATTAACAGAGTCTACTTTAGTAAGATAATCATATTGGTTAAATATGAGATTAGTTTGCTTTAATTGTAAGGGAGTCACCTGAAAACTTTGAGCGTAGGAATTCGGTGTAATACAACCAATCAGAATCACTAGATTGATTAATAATTTCTTGAGCTTTTTCTTCATACTTTACTTTAATTAAAGTTTTTGTACTATAAATAGTATCTATCTGCTGTTTTAAGGTTTCTATATTATTATAGATTGTATCAAGTACAACCTCTTGAACAACAGTAGGCTTTTTAGAAGCTCGTCCTACGTAATAGAAACTAGTAGCAATAACACACCAGCTTACTAAAACTCCGATAACAACTTTTGTTTTCAAGTTTTATAGTTTCTTTACAATCTTATATTCCGCCGCAGCCTTTTCTTTAGCTAGCTTAGCCAATAACTTTGTCTCATATTTAACTCGTGCATTATTATAGCCAATAACTACAGTTTCTGGATGTTTCTCAAAGAATTCCATCTCATGCTTAAGAATTGCTTCTACTACTGGAGTATTAATCAATCCTATATTATTAACATAGAATACATGCACAGGTCTTTTAAGAGCCTTACCAATAGCAATCTCCTTACCTAGAGCCTCATTAAAGTCATCTTGAGGAGCACATACTGAAAACCCAATGCTAAGTCTTTTCTTAACTACGTCTTCTGGAGAATAATCCCATGCTGTTAATTTAGTAACCTTATACTCAATACCAATAGGAAGTACTTCACTAACAGCAGCAATTACATACTTACGTTCGTTACCTGCGTAGTCTACAAAAGAACCTACACGAGTCTCAATTGTTGATTTTTTCATTTTCGTTGTACTCATTAATAAATCGAAATAATCTGTAACCTTTCCCTTTAACTATACGAGTTTTAGTATTCTTTATCTTAGTTTTGGTTTTTATGTATTTAGACGAATATAGTCCAATCCAACCATCACCTTCAAAATATACATCAATCTCGTACAACATCAGGATTATCTTTTTTAGCAGCTTTACGAGCTTCTTTACGAGCTTGCTTTTCTGCTTCTTTCTCTGCGTCTTTAATAGCTTGATTCTCAGAACTTACTGTCAGAATTGCGGATTTAACTTTAACTAAGTCATTCCAAGATTCTTGTGGTAAATCAAATAAAGCTAGTAACGCATTCTTCTCTCGCACCCAAGCGTTAAAATATTCAACTAAAGAAAGATCTCCTTTGCCAGCATAGATAGATTTTTTATTACTTACTCTATACTGGATAATTGCTTTAACAGCACTTACAAGAGGCATACCATATCCATAGATTTTAAACTCTACAGATTCATTATCCTTTCCTTTATTAACTACTTTTGCTAAGTACAAATCGAACAAGCTACTAGCTTCATCCAACGATTTCAACGCAAAGTCATTACCTTTAATAATAATACCTTTTTGTTGAGATTCTGCCATATTAAAATTCTTTAAATAATACTGAATTAACTTTTATCTGCTCATGCCCAGCATAAATAAATCCCCAATGTAAGGATACTACAAATATGTTGAGAATAGGCACTAGTGAAGTTAGTACGAGAAATATTGCCAGTACAATAGGAAATTTAAACTTCCTATATACAGGTTGGTTATTCTCGTCCATATGATCTAAGAAATAAGTTCTAAACAACAATAGATATGTTGAATAGAGGCAGGCAAAAACACAAACCCACCAAAGAATTATTCCAGCATTCATAAGTTCAAGTTTTCACTGCTAAATAAACAACTGCAATAAATATTACTAAAATAAAAATTTTTAGTACTATCATTACTTAACACCAATCATTAAATTAGTTCCATTAGTTCCAGTAAGAGTAGTAGGAAGTTTACCATCCCACTTCTCAATCCAGTCTTCCGCTACAATTCTTTCACTTAACGATTCAGCAATAGTACGATTGTAGTATGCTTCACCATCAGCTTTAATTCTCATAGCTTCAGCTTTTCCTTTAGCTTCTGCAATAGCTATTTTAGCATTTGCTTCAGCCTCTTTCACTTCATTTTCTGCTTTAAGAGATGCTTGAACAGCTCTATTCTTAGCATCAATCATTTCAGCTAATGCTGACGGAGGTGTAATTGCTGATGTAAATTCATCTACAATAAAGCCTTCTTTTTGCATAGAGATTTCCAAACGATGTCTTACATCGGCCTCAAATTGTGCTCTATGGGACATTAATGAATCTGAAGTATAAGCATTAGCACATGTTCTATATGCTTCATATATACAAGTGCGAATATAACCAGTTTCCAACTCCTCTATAGGCTTACGATACTTTCTAAAAATATCACAAGCTTTTGCAGGATTAATGTGGTATGCTATTTGAGGATCCATTGTAAATGTGGACGCATCTTTAGCATTTACCGTAAATGGTTCATAGTGTTTTCTTTGTACAGTAATGGGATACGTAAATACAGATTCAGCCCAAGGCCAATAAAATACCCATCCACTACATGTTCCTTCTACACCACCATAATTTTCACTAGAGCTAGACCATTTATGAAACTTAATTCCTACAGATCCAGAATCTACAGCTGTACAACTAGTTAATGCAAGAATACTTGCAAATGCAAAATACTTAATTTTCATTCTTCTTTAAATACTTAAATGTTCGTCGTCCTCTATCATCTTTATTGTACCACAATACAATACTTCCGTCATCTAGTACATCTACGTACGGTTCATAATACAATCCAAGAATTATCAAAACTCCTAGAATTGCTCCAATTAAACATACAATCATTTTCTTTTAACGCTACCAGGTCTTGTTGAAGCTGCTTGATCCTTATTATTCAAACGATCCCAAGCTGCTTGGCGTGCTTTGAGGCGTGCAACCATTTTCTTGTACTTCATAAAACGAATTTAATAAATTAGTTAATAATCTCATGACTTGCTTCTACAGCTAATCTATCACAATAGTTATTCCAGTAAGTATGTTCTTTATCATCTTTCTGGTGTCCACGTATATGAACACCAGTAATATTAGGACATAGCTTACTAAGAGTTTCCCAATCCTTATCAAATAATTGCCAAAGTTGTACATTTCTCTTTCTTTTGAAATTTTTGAATATACAACCTAAACAATATTCTGAATCAGAATAGATTGTAATGGATTCTACAGGTTTTTTAAATGCTCTTATAGCCATTAAAATAGCTAAGATTTCGGCAGTATTATTAGTACCACCTTTCCAACCTTTAGAAAACTCCATTACTTTAACTCCATTCTTTAGAATAACGAATGCGCTCCCACCTTGTTTGCGGGAAGACGAATATGCTCCGTCTGTGTATATAACATAATCGTTCATTTTAAAAACATTTTGGCTTCACTCATATTACTACGATGTTTCTCTACAAATGCAGCTCTATCCTCAGAACTGTAGAAATATAACACACAGTCTGGTTCATCCAAACCATCTCCGTACAACCAATCATTGATTCTGTTATACCATTGTACCGTATAATAACGATTTCTAGGAGTAGCATTATTAATATACTTCTGCCAAGCTTCAATTACTTTCTCTAAACAGTACAAATTACCTTTAAGATTTTCTTTCATATTATTTTAGTTTATATAAAAATAGCTGGATGTTACTCCAGCTTTAGTTGAATACAGAGGAGTCGAACCTCTACTAGTAGAACCAAAATCTACTGTGCTAGCCATTACACAAGTATTCAGTTGGGGCTTGATAGGAATCCGCACAAGCCTAAATATCTCAGTCTTTTTCGTACTTTCCATTTCGCATAAGCTGATATTCTCTAGCTCTACGAATTTTATGTCCTCTTAATGGACATTTAAGAGTTTTGACTGCTGCTAAAGCATAGTCTAAATCCTCTTGTTTGAAAGTACTATCATTGACAGTTCTACAATTAAGTAGACGGTGGTAAAATGTTGACCTCGCTACACCATACTCTCCACAGTTGTACACTAAACTTCCAAGGCCGTCAATAAAACCTTGTGAATATTTAATTTTACTGGGTAACTTACTAAGAAGCCTATCCACCGATTTGTTAACCGCTGCAATATCCTGAACGAATAATTGCTCTGCTTTCTCTTTGCTAATTCGTTTATAGGTTTCACCCTTCTTTAAAAGGTGTCCATAACCGATTTGACGATGATTGTCTACGACTAATAACAGACCTTCATGCTCTTTAATGAACTTTTGTCCATTAGGAGAGATTTGATGAGCACTAGCGAATAAACAAGTTAAGAAAAACAGGATAATTAATTTCAATTTCATATTATTTGTAGTTGGTTATTATCTAAAGCTAAGTTGGGGGAAGTGTGGGAATCGAACCCACATTATATACCATACTTCCAAAATACCTTTCTGCCTAGTATTTCTACTATTCTGATACCTATTTAAATTGCGCAATTTTCTCGGTCAGTACCAGTAAAAGACTCCCTACGATTTAAAGCTTATTACGTAGTTTACCGTCTTTGCAATGCCGTATGAGATTTCCCAGCGATACCCTTATTAATACAACTGTGCTGAATCCAATAAAATAGAATCAACAACTGTTGAATCGACTTGAACTGTGTCTACTGGAATATCACACGTAGTATGAGTCTTAGTAGGAGTCTTAGTATTACAGCTTAACAAAGTAAAACCTGCAAACATGCAAAATGCTACACAAAGTGGAGTCCAGTTAAGAATGTTCTCTTTAAAATTCTTTTTCATTTTCCTTCTCTTCATTAATGCTAGAAATTCTTACTACAGCACCAAAACCTTCTAGCTTTTTATTAAGATGCTGCCATATGTCATAGGATTCTGGGAAGAAGAAATCCCGACAATCTTCAGGAACACAATAATTACTTATAATCTGACCAAATCTTTGATTAGGGAAGACATTAATTAAAGCTTCTAATTGCTCTAAAATTAGTAAATTGTACTCTTTTCTAGTTTTAATCTTTTCCTTATATTCCATATCTAAAAATTAATTTAATTAAAGCAAGCATACAGCATAAATACAAGGCTTATAAAAATTATAAGCATTTGTACAATATGCTTTCACAGCTTTCTTCGCAAAATTTAATACTCTAGTTGTCATAAAAATTCTTTGAATTTAACAATTAACATGGCTATCATTTGAGATAGTCTTTTATCTAACCTAGGGAATTTTGTACCGCTAACAGGGAACGATCCTGTGTTTAAAGAATGAAAATCTTTTGTCCTGACCTCTAGACGATAGCGGCTTAGTGGCTTACCTTTGCAGATAAGCCCCACCTTTTACCAGTTATGCTGTTGGCAAGCACCAGTTATTCTTGTTGAAAACTGACAAAAAAGTCGGCAGTAGTTTTTTGTAGATAAACCTGCGAAAACATTTAAGGAATTCGATTATATATTTGATCTTCGAACTCATCATAATATTTGTCCTTACATGGACTATAAGACTCTCTATTAAATGTTTGATTTCTTCTATTCTTGTGTGAAGAATGTTTACTTGAATGCTTGAGAGCTTCTTGTTTCTTCCTATTCCAACTCATTTTGTTCTTCTATTATATCTAGTTTTATTAAATCCACTAATACTTCTACTATCTTGGTAGTGAAAGCCTTTAGGCACATCTGTTACCTCTAAAAAATGATTTGCATAGATAGGTTGTGCATCACAGCCTACACCTACACAGTAGCTTATTTTTTGAACCATAATAAATTTAAATAAAACTAACTATCTTCACAGACTGTTAGTTTAGTAACTAAAACAATAAATATATATAAAATGACAGTATATTTAGGTGGCACTGCCCCACACTCATTAATCGTAGTACTCCGAATTAACGCGAGTTTCTAATTACTCCTAAACACCTTTATAGTTAACAAATACAAGGTTTCTCACACCCTTCATACTGTATTGTTACTAACAGCTAATTTCCCTGTGTTAGTCAGGATACTAGCAAATCACCTACTACTTTCTTCTAGAGCGAGTAGTCGTACTCCCATACACGTCAGGGGATGGTTGCCCGGTGCTTTTGATATATAGTTGCACATCTATAGAGAGGAGGAATAGTAGGATTCGAACCTACGTCTTTGATTTAACCGATCATCGCTCTACCTCTGAGCTATATTCCATGTACCTCATATATTACAGACTATAGAAGTGTCTGCAATATTATGAGGTTTTCTACATTTCTGCCTAGTACCTCTAAATACTACTCTGGTAATTTTTGTTAACACACCTTATATACCAGTAAAGAGTTCACAACACATTAGACGTCATTGTGTTGACTATAGTTCTTGCAAGGTCGAGTTTGGTTCTCGACTGTAGAAATTAGTGGAGATAGAGGGAGTTGAACCCTCAAGATTGCCTGAATGCAAATCAGGTGCAGAGCCATTGTGCCGTATCCCCTTGAATTCCCCTACTATATTCACATACAATAGGGGACTTTACAAATATCATAAAAAATCATTCAACAATTCATTAAAACCCTACTATATTCACATACAGTAGGGGAAACTTTATATTAATTAATTCAAAAAATGAGGTATTTGTCACTTAAAAACTCCGAGATATTCACATAGGTCGGAGATAGGTGTTATAGTTCTCTTTTAAAACCTTCTTCGGTTAAGAGAAGATTTTGTAGCGGAAGCAGGGATCAGTCTGGATATTTCCATTTAAACTTATATGCAGTTTTCATTCTACCTTCTGCACAATATTGAACTTTTTGTCTGACTCCCCCACTATATTTCTTAGCATATCCATTATCTACCAACCAATGTGAAGCATCAGCGATAGATCGAAATACTTGTATTTCTTCATTTGTATCCTTATTAAGTTGTATTACAGATTTACGCTGTTGACAACTGCCCGTAAGATAATCATGTCGTTTAACATTATACAAATTTAAAACTTTTGTTACTGTATCAACACAGCATGAAATCTAAGCAGCGACTTCTTTTATATTTAATCCCGAGTCATACAACTCTAATATCTTCTTATAATCAAACAAAATAGCGCCATCGCCTCCCATAGTAGCATTATAACCATTATGATAAGTATCTAGTTTATTTATGAAAAATGTCTCATATGAACTTAACTCAAGCTCATCACATTCTATTAGCTATTCTACTACGAAATTTTCTATCCCGTATTTATTCATAGCGTTATACAATGGACGTTTTTCACATCTTTCCCTTTTACTATCAGAACAATGCTCCTAAAATCTTTTTGTTATTGAGTACGTAGTTTTTCCTACATACTACTTTCCATTAATTTGATTTGTAATACAATAAATATATGCCATGTTCTATTCTTATTTAGAATTAAACTTTCGATAAGATTAGCATTACCCAACTCACACCACGTGGAGGTTCTTATCAAGTGAGTCTAGCGGAAGCAGGATTCGAACACTGCGACTTCTTGGTTATGAGCCAAGCGAGATACCACTTCTCCATTCCGCGATGTAAAGAGAGTGCATTCAACACTCTCTTTCAACTAAAAACCAAAAGTTATGAAAAAAGACACCTTTCCTAAAGGTAGTTTAGTAAAAAAGGCAGGATTCGAACCTGCTTAATCCCATCTTGTACTTAAAATACCATTACAAATGCCATTGCTGCCATTGCAAACATGTAAAGACTCAGTACAACTTCTGATACTTTCTTGTTCATAATTATTTAGTTTTTATAAATGCCCTTATACCCTCGTGTAGGCTAACACCTCTAAGCAGTTACGTCTTAGAACGTGGAATTTAGCATTTTCTTTGAAAATGTTCCCGTAGTTACGATTTCTTCATCCGAAGAACCTTTTGTAGCATATTTAGGAGTCGAACCTATAAGTTATTCCCTATTGAATTAATATACTCAACAATAATAGCTTAAAATTCCAATTATTCAAAATATATATATTTAATGAATGTTAAATTATATTTAAATAAGAGCTTAAACCATCTATCACAGACAGTTTAAGCTTGACAAACAAATATAACAAATTTATCCTATAAAATATATATATGGTTAAAGTAGTTTCATACCAATTATGAGTAAATCATTTTTTCTTGGTTCAAAATTTACCTCTACCTTAATAGGTTTCTGAAAATGAAAGATGTAATAGCTAAAAACTTTTTCATCTTTAAATTCTATATCTATAAAGGGTATTAACTCTCGGAATTTCACTAATAGAAGATTGTGATTAGGTACGGCTGAATACACAAATACACTTTTAAGCCAATATAAGAATCGTTGTTCCATAATTATTAAAGTTAAGTAAGTAAATAGGGCGTGAAGACTGAAACTTAGGCTGAGGCCAACATTGCCAACTGAGACTAAAACTAAGACTGATGGTTATATGTAACCAACGCAAGTTTATAAGTTCGACAATGTTGTCAAATTGAATTATGGGCGAAAATGTCCACATACATGAACACCTCCGTAAAATATAGATTCAGTAGTTGTGCTCTATTTACTTACTATTAAAGATAGATTAAGCGTTAATATGGGCTAAGTTCTATCACCTATTTAAGTTATTTAGAAAATCCACAATAGACTCCAACTCTTTTGGAATTGCGAGTTTGATATTGTAAATCTTACTATTCTCTAGAGTTTGCCAATAATGAAATTCATTATTTAATTGCTTATATGCACTGTGATACTTGTTCATCTCTTCTTGATATTTCTCAATAAGAGTTTTGCGCTCTTGATCTTCTGAAAGATTACGAGTATCAAGTTCTTTTCTTAAATTACCTTTTATGTGATTAAGAGCTTGTTCAGTTGCTCTATACTCACCTTGTAATTTAACATATAAATCATCAACTTCTTTTACAGGGGTAGAAGGAACAAACTTCTTCACAGTAGTATTAGCACCATTACCTTCAAGTTTGTAAGGTTGAGCTTGTGCTACATGAAGTTTCTGTCTTGCAACTTCCATAGGTCTTCCTGGATGTATAAACTTACCTAGAACAGAAGACTTTGCTTCTAAAGAAAGATACAAATTTCTTTGCTTAACATCCATCTCGTTAATAATATCCTGTAAATCGGATTGCTTAACATTCCTAGCAGTATCTTCAGGACATTCTGGCATTGTTATACCTTGCTCCTTAGCCCACTCAAAGATAGATTTATTCTTAATCTCTTTACAAGCTTCTTCCCAAGCTTTACGAGCTTCAGAAAACCAACTAATGAAAGCATTCATCTGTGAAACGCTATTAAGAGCAATAAGAATATCATTAAGTCCATCCGAACTCACTCCTGAGCCTACTCTCATTTCTTTATCATCACCAGCTCCAATAATATTGATAGTGGTATTAATAAAGCAAATGTTTTCCAGCGCTTTCTCATTAGAATCCTTAACTTGTGCTGCTAAGGCGCATAGATGAGCTGCTGAGGTAACATTTAAACCCTTCTCACCTTCTTTAGCAAAAAATACATTCATAACTAGTACAGATTTTTAGTATTACATAAATGTGCGAATATCAGCATAAAAGCTAATACAATTAATGGCACTAAGCACATTGTAAAGGCAAATAAAGCACCTTTTAATATACATAGTACCAAGCAACCAATCCACATAAGTGGGATAAATACAATTAACAAAGCATATACGCATTGTATTGTTCTAAATAGTTTTTTATCTTCCATTTCTCTAAAAATTTTGTTCCCTGTGTGGGATTCGAACCCACAATCAGAATATTCTGTGTTTTCCAATTAAGCTTAACAGGGACTCCGAGTATTCGACGGCTTGCTCGAGATTACCTACACGAATACCCACCTCTCGCGAATAGGATTTTTTAAGTGTTTAATTTGAAACAGAAACCTTTAGCTTTATTCAGAATTTCTATTTTAGTCTGCAATATCACTCTTTCAGATTTACAGAAATCAAACACGCTTTTTGGCAAGTCAAAGAAGAGTTCTACAGAAGGAGATATTGTATCCAAAGCTTTTAACCCTCTGTTTAATTTAGCAATTAATGGATTAATTATTTTATCTTCAAAGTCTTTACCAATAATTTTATTTGTGCCATGGTCAGTTAAAGAAGGACGACCCTCCCATTTATCAACATGCGTAGTTGACCATCTTTCATAAATTCCATCTAAGGTGCCATTCTCATTAATAATATAATTCTGAGTAGTTGTACACTCGTAAGAATCTGAAGATTTAGAATTATTCTTTAGAGTGTTATACTCATCAAGTACTGCAATTATTTTTTTAGTAGTACTTAAATTATTATCAATTTTAGCAGCCTCAGCTTGGGAATTCGTAACCGTAGAAAAACCTAGTTCTTCATCAGTTACTTTGTACTGTATAATAGCTGAACTTATCATATCATATAACTATTAAAAGTAGCGAAAGCGGGATTTGAACCCGCACGGTCATTACTGACCAAAAGATTTTCTTACAGTATGTGGAAATACTGCTTGGACTATGTCTTAACCCTATTCTTTTTACAGAACTTAGGTTGTAGGTATATAGTCTCTACACATTTATCAATATTTCTATTGAACTTAGCTCGGCGTTATTATCACTTATAAGGCTGATACCTTCACCGAATTAGCCTACTTCTACTTCAAGAGTTTCCCCTTGAGCACTCATACCTATCCTTTCCTCTTAAATGAGGAAATAATTACGTCTAAGTCTTTCTTGTCTACCCATTCCAACATTTCGCCCTTTCGTAATACAATTATATCAAAGTTTTACGATTATCCCTAGTTAAAGATTGTTAAACTACAAGAATTGTCTAGTTATCTTGAGAATACTCTCAAAAGAATTGTAGAATTTATCTCGCAGCTTTTCATTAGGGAATCTTAACCAGCTATACCGATACTCTGGATAGTTGTTACTTACCTTACATATTCCATACTTATCATTCTTAGTAATAGCGTAAGGAAGTGAATTACTCGTGAACAACTTATACTGAGTCCAAATAGTTTTCCAAGCTTCGTAAGCGGATTTAACCTTATTCAGAGTCTCTACATCTCTATAAGAGTTGAGAACTACACCATCCATATCTGTAGGAAAGTATATATCCGTTACTATGAACTGAGGATTGCCAAAGCTATCCTTACTATACTCCATATGAAGAGCATTGCCTTTTATTATTACTTCTTTTTCCATTTTAGTTGATTTCTTTTAGTAAAACAAATATTTGTTCTAGTTTTCCTTTATAAGGAATGAGATCAACAGACTCATGTTCTGCTAATCTAATCGTACTGTGATGTATAAGATACAGCAAACATTCTACAGCTTTTGCATCTTCTATAGTACGAACTAATGAAATTTGATTCATATTTCAAAAATACAAATTATGTTCTTTACTGGAATGGTACATATAGTTTTACGCCCATTCATTACAATCACATCTTGCTGCACTTGGTATATAGCATTACCATAAATAGTATCTGAACCATTTTGGTATTTGAAGTCTACTCTAATCATAATAATAAAACCTTCCCTAGTTTCACAACTAGAGAAGGCGATTCCAATTTATGAAAAATTTTACTATGTTAGATTTCTTCGTAAGTAGTACTAGGCTTATATATTTTATACCCAGCTTCCTTTAAGATAGCAATAGCTTCTTCTACAGTAGGCTTCGTGGTCTTATTCTTATACCACGCTTTCTGATAAGCATTATGTGCTTTTCTGAACTTCTCAATTACTTTAGCTAAAGTATTGAAATGTACTGGAGTATCAGTAAAGAGAAGTTTCTTACCACTCTGCAGAAGAATACCTGCATCTCTCATAGCCCGAATGTATGCCTTATTATAAGGCACACAATCCGTTCTTTTAAGAGCTTCTTCCATCTCGTTAAAGGAAAGTTCTACACCTGCGAACTCTTCACGCACCTGATTAAATGCAAATGCGTATTTCTTGGCTAGTTCCTCTTGCATGGCTTAGTCCTCCTCTTCGTTAGATTTAACAAAAGAGTTCAACTTACCATACATAGGAGATTCTTCCTTATTGAGATAATCTACTAGATCAATCCAGTAGATTGAATATACTTGACGACCATGGAAAAAGTCGTACAAGTTCACTCCTTTAACTACGCGAGGAGTGATGTTGTGAACCGAAGCATTTCGATTCACCTGTACTGCAAGAGCACCATCACCAAAGGTGTAGGTACCCTCCATATGAATGATACTACCCCAGTTAGAGGTATACTTCTTACCATACATGTTAGTTTTGACGGTTTTCTGACTGAATGTGAATTCTGCCATTTTGCTTTACTCCGTTAGCTAGAGATTCATTTTAATGCTAACTTGTAATCAAGATCTTGCTTGCCATAGTAGATTTTTAACCGAGAGCTACTATACTTCACTCTACTCAAACCTACAAAAAGGATTATACACATTCTGTTAAAAGCCTTCATACCTCGTCAAGGTAGTGTATATTATGAAGGATTTTGAGACCTAAGTCTCGGGAATTTCAACCCTCTGGACGACAATATGCTTCTCCTTCGATTTCCTCGAAGTCAGACATAATATCATCTATTTGAACCGTAGTCCAAGCACCTTTAAAAGGTATATCGTCAATATCAATACTACCACGATTATACTCAGGTAGTTCAATATCGACTTTATACTTTCTTGTGTGACGAAATGGTTCCCAATGCCCCATTACACCTAATTCGGTATAACCATCGAGCTTAATTGTCTTCTGTATCATGCTTCTTTAACTATATAAATTCCTTCGTCTATGAATATATGATAAATCGCTTTAACAATTTGAAGATTGTCTGCAATATCATCTTCAAACCAATGATAAGCTCCTAAATCCCTAACAAATACATGTTGGTACAACTGACCAACAACACCTGCCCAATCAAAGGGCATGTTATATTGTGATAGATTTTCAGCAGCAAGCATAATACAATCTACCATGTAACCTGCATTATCATATCCATGCTCTTCGAGAATGTTAATTAGTTCTGGAGCAGTAAAAGAATGTTTCTTATCTTTAAATCTTATTTTCATTGCTTTCTTCTTTTAAAACACCCCCCCCCAATAGACAAATTGTCTAAAGGAGGGAAAACACATGAAACTTACTCGCTGTAATAAACTGCAAGAGCTTCCTCTTGAGTTAATGTAGGATGGGCTTCTCTATCTAAAGAGTAAACCTCTGCTGGTACTTTAATATCTTCTTTCTTCATTACTCTTCTTCTAATTTGAATCCCAATCTCTCGAGATCCATGATTGCGAATACTACTTGTAGGAGAATTGCAGCATTACCTGCATATTCATTGGGAGTTGCGGTTTCTTTATAGATGGTTTTATACAATTGACCCACAACATCTGACCAAGAAAGTTGCTCTAGCCCCATACAGAATCTTTCAGCTGCACCAATAATGATGTGTACGATTTTATCACATCCTACGTATCCAAGTTCTTCGAGAACGTCAGATACTTCTGATTCGAAGATTACTTCTCCGAGTTTCTTAAACTGTATCATATACTTTTGTTTTAGTTGTTAATACTATTGTTTTATGAGTGTTAGTTAATAAGCCTTCTAACCACGTCAAGGTACTCATATAAGAAGGGTTTTAGGAATATTGTGCACTATATCCCAGGGAATTGCAACCCAGTTTTATTTTTAGGTGGAGCTAAAGGACAAACCAATCCTGCAGGTTTTGCACAGTAATACAACTTTCCCACTTTGTATACTGCACTTTGATAGTGAATGAGAGCCTGCATCATCACAAATAGTTACCAGCTTAATCCTAAAGAGGAGCTAGTATAAAATCCCATATAACTTAATTAAGTTACGCGGGAATAAATGACCACAGCTTCTAAGAAGTATAACTTAATTAAATAAGTTACGTGGTCAATACCATAATATTTACACTACGACTCGCGCTAAATAACAGAATCGGCAATGTATTTGAAATTAATAGCTGAGGAGAACTTAATATAGGACTCTCCCCTTATCCCTTGGTGCTTTTAGTTATAAGCCTCTCTACCACAGCACCAATCAGAAAGGATTTCGGGCACATGCCCAGGAATTTCAACCTTCGTGATCTTCAAATACGCTATTATACTTATCCTTATAAGCTAATATCTGAGAAAAAGCAAAAGATTGTGCTATTACAGCACCAATAGTATATACCGTTAGTAAGAACGGTATAACTACTTCTACTTCATCCAGATTTAACCATAAGTAAAGACAAACAATCATGTTGAAGATACTGAGCATACAACCCAGTAAGAACATCACATATATTATGCTTATTACGATATGTTTCATAAGACTTCTATATCTAGATTAAACACCTTACATACTCTCACAAGTTCTTCGTACTCTTCAGGAAGAATATAATGTATCGTATTACCAATTCGGATTTTCATCTTTGAGGGTAATTTTAATGATTTGTGTAATTACAATACATACTAGGATTAATCCTTCTACTATGAGTGCAGGAACATCTGGCAATGGTTCATCTATTATATAGATGAAAAGACTGGCTGCTGCAATACCCATCGCAACAGCCAGTACATCCATTAGTATTATCAAGAACTTCATGACCAACCTTTATTTTCGGATTCAATAAGAAACTCCTTCATATCGTTATGCGTCTGTGTAAGAGCTGCATTAAGCAACTTCTTCCATTGATTCAGAAGCATATCAACTATGTAACGATCTTCGGGAAGTCCGAAACCATTACATCCATAAAGAGTGTCTTTATGTTCTCTAAGCCACCAACTAGCAGGTCTAGTGACTAATCCCCAAACACCTCCGAGATATACCTCACTAAGGAACATCGTAGAGATGTCATCAGTACGAAACACACCATAAGGACATGGTGCATTACACTCTTGCTGGATTCCGTTATTCCACATACCTCTATGAAGACGAAGTAGCAAATCAAAACAAAGTGCATCGTTTATCTTTTGCTCATAACGAGGTATAAGCTTAAGGATGTCCTTCGCTTTCTCTACATTCTCCGCAGTTTCACGATACTGAGAATACTTGAATACTTTGTTAAACCAGGTATTCTTAACTGGTGTATTGAATTTTTTCATGTGTTTATTGTTTTAGTTAAAGCTGGGATCCGAAGACCCCAGCTATTGATTAATGCTCTATACGAGTTGCTTGCTCAGTGAGATAGCCAAAGAGCCACTCCAGTTCATCTTCTGTAAGGAGAGTGAAGTTGAACATCTGAGCAGCCTTGAGAAGCTGAAGACGCTTCATTGGAGTAGAGAACACTTTATCGTAACGATCAGCTACACCATTAGCAACCTCAATATCCAAATCCTGCAACAACTCTTGCATAGCTGCATATGCAGGATAGGAGAAATGACCTCCCTCATATACTACTACGTTGGAATCTGAGAACGTAATGCTATCGAGATGCTTAGCCAAGTTAGTAGTACATCTTTCCATGCGCTGTTTAACAGCGGTTTTCAGCTGATAATTAACGCCAAGAAGCTTATGATAAGCCTTCAACTTCATATTCAACTCACGACGACGAATCTCCTCTTCAGAGATCTCTTTCGGCTCCAATACGGGAAGCTGAATTGTAATCTGCATACCCTCAACTGTTGAGTTTACGCTAGCGATTTTACCGCTTAATCTTTCTTGAATCTTTGCCATAATCTTTCGAATTTTAGTTATTAATTAAAGTTTCACAGACTCGGCACGAGTGTACCGAGTTTCGTCTAGGACTCATCAGTGTGATTTTAAAGTCTCCTAGCTGACTTTCGCATGTTGGCTCATGCGGGTAAAAAACATCTAAATACTAATTTAAAAATGGCTGCTCATCACAAGCTTTATACTTTTATTTTACTAATTTTTTCATTTTGACGGGTGAGCTGGTATGAATCTGAGAATATGGTATATGGGAGAAGAAGGTAGTCTACAGCACTGCCACCACCCAACTACACCATCTCGGTACGTCGAATAGACGCGCAAATGGCGACTTCCACAAATTAGGAAATCGCCATCTTTACGTCCAAATACAGTGAGAATTCTCACTATTTCACCTCCCAGACAGGTATACTTTTATTACGTACACCATCAATAGAACCACCAACTCTATTGGCAATGGTACCATAGATGACCTCTTTGCATACGAGTGTCTTTCCCAAAACGTATTTCATACGTTCCAAGTTGCTAGAGAGCTTTCTCATCTCTTTAGCGAAAGTACTGTCGCTCTGAAGAGTTACGCCGGTTGCCAAGCATTGTTGATTTGCTTGGTCGTAGCGATATTCCGGATAGCTAGCACAGAGAGAGTTAAGATACACTCTCTTAGCACCACCATTATTACAATCAACGCAGAAGCTGATAGCCTCAGGATAAGAACCATCTCTCTTAGGTGATACATTCTTGAGTACCTGAATGGTACATACAGACATTAAGTCTGGTAATGTTGGTGGGAATGTAATCTCATCACCTGCGCTTACTACAACGTCGCCTAAGTCAACGTTAATAGTCTCACCAAACTTATTAAACCGCTCTTCAGAGATTGACTCTGCACCCTGTGACTTGATGCGTGCTAATGCACCCTTCACACCATCTGACATTTCAAATTTCTTTCCTGCCATGATCTATTAATATTAAAAAGTTATACATATTCGGCTAACGCCGTACGGCAACCAAAACGATATACACCTGACTACTTATTAAATGTTCCGAAGGAACATTTTAAACACGTGGTAGCAAAAAAAGGAACGCCTGGGCGTTCCTTTGAGTGGAAAAGATAGCACACGATTTGTGTGCTATCTTTGTGAGTCATGTTCCTTATTTGTTAGGTTTTTCCTTAACAACATTTGGAACGGTGATGGAGTATGATTTGTCGATAGACAAAACATATTGGTGTTTGGCCACCAACTTCTCTCCGTTCTTGCATTTTAGGAACTTTTCGACTGCATTCATAGAGCTGTCGTAATTTCCTGTGCTTGCAAGCTCAGAGCGCAACCCTTCGTTAGGGTTGCAGTCATAGGACAATTTTCCGTCTATCCAACCCGTTTTGGGCTTAGAGAAAGCCCCTAAAGCAACTGGAATAAGGTTGCCTGCAACCTTAAACACTAAGACGGGTGTTAAACCGTCTTTCGCTGGTTGCTCAACTCCGCGGTTATCTTTACCCGCAGAGAGCGTCCACGCTTGTAGCGCAAAGCCTTCAAACGTTACTTCTGCTCCATTAGGGAGTGGGAACACTCCCTTGTTGTACTCGGTTACTTTAGCCGAGTTATTTGGGTCTTTAATTTGACCCAAGATAGCTGATGCCGTCTTTACGACGTCTTTAGCCTCAATCTTTGAGGCTTCGAACTTTCGTCCTGCCATAATTAAATTATTTTAGATGTTTATTTTAGAAATGCTTTTTATCAAAACAAAAGTTTGTATGATAACGGAGATTTCTATTATCCTATACCAATTATACCTACATACATCTGCCTACTTATTAAATGTGCGAAGCACATTTTAAAACGGGAACTCCACAGCCATATAGACTGTGAAGCTCCCTTGTAGAGACGTGGCTTAGATAAAGTTAATATCACTAAATCCTTCCTCGTATTCAATGAATTTAACCTCTCGTGGTATTGCAAAGAATTTAGTCACAATATCCACAAGATTTTCAAATTCCGTAACACCGTAAAGGAGAGCTCCTAGACCCTCCGTAGGAAGAAATCTATATCCTACCTTTTTGGTGAAACGATGCCAAGTAAAGTTTACTTCGTGTCCATCTATATTGAACACTAAAAGGGTTGAGGTACCCTTAGGGGTAGGCACAACCTTAAACTCTACGAAGGTTGTTAACATCCCTTCTTTGACAACGAAGGGAGTAAAATTTTTCTGTATTTGTTTAACACAGAATTGTAAAATTGATTTCTCAACTGCTTTGTCCATAATTAATTTATTTAGAAGTGTATACCAATTAATACAATTTACAATTTTTCTACGTATTAAGGGGAATCGAATTTCGATTTCCCATCGGAGCTGGGAGGGGGCGACCAGCGTAGATCTACTCCTCCGCCACTAAATATAAACTATTTTCTTTGCTACTCCTCCCAATAACAATACCGGGGGGGCTATTTTTAACATCCTTTAATTTTGATTTATACAGCTATAGGGGTATTATTGTATTGTAATCTCCGATGGTGTAATGGCAGCACAGGACACTCTAAATGTTTTAGTCTAGGTTCGAGTCCTAGTCGGAGGACTATGGGAACAATATTTAAACACAATGGTACTTGGTATCAATGTACTTCTTTAGAGAAGAAGTTAAAGAGATTGAAAATTCGTGAAGATGAAATAGAACGTGTAATGGATTGTCCTAATGAAGAATTAGAGAGTTGGTTTGTACAATTAACAAAA